AGAGAGAAAGACCTTGCCCCGTACTTACGAGTAGCATTTGAGATGGTAGCTTCAATGGGGTCAGTGACAACAAAGGAGATGTCAGGTTTCCTCCAGAGGTAGTCGATAAGTTCTTCTGTGAAGGTATCAATACCATACACACAGCATACATCCAGATCTCCGTAACGCTTGTAGTAATTTTCCTTTGAGACTTTGGGATCAGCCTTTAGACGTATCTTAGTACTAGGTCTCCCTGGTCCTCGCTTCTCAACCTTCGTCGGTTTTGGCATTCTCTAGGCTTTCTTTGAGTTCATTAACCAGCTTATCTTTGGAGATCATTAGCATGTTTGCCAAGGCTTGATAGTGAGAAAGTTCCTTCATAGCAAAGTTGATAAGGCTAAGCTTAGTTTGGTCTTCGTCACTTAGGTCTTCAACAAAGTATTCAACGTCATCAATGTTAAAAGAAGTTTTAGTATCAGTCATTTAATAGTTCCTTGAGTTCATTATAGCCGCCAATAAGGTTAAAAACTACTGGCACAGTTGTCTTGTTAAGTTCTGTCTTAATGACTTGTTTCCACAGTTCTCTTTTCTCTGCGGGAAGTCGATTTAAGTCTTTATAAACGTAAGCGGTGTTATTTTTTTCTAGTAGTGCTTTTGCCTTATCACAGTAGGGGCAGTCGCTTTTACCAATAACAAAGTACATTAACCTTCCTCTTCATCATCTTCTGCTTCTTCCAAGACATCAATAGTCATTTTTACAGCATCAGAGAAGATACCCTTAAAGATGTCTTCCAGACTCTGGCTAGAAGTGAAGTCAAGGCCACCATCAAGATAACCTTCAAACATGTCTTGGATCATTTCGTCCAGTTGATCTTCTTCACTCATTTGGATTTTCCTTTTCCACTCATAGCTTCATCTTCTTCTTGCCAGATAAGATGGCTAATATCACTACGATTAATTCCGATATCCCGCAGTTCACGGTCTGTCAGAGTGTTTAGCTCTTTAATAATTTGACGATGTTTACGCCAAGTAGCTAGGTATTTGAAATAGCGGGTTAGCCACTTTTCTTCAATAAGTTTCTTAAGCTTTAGCATTATCTAACCTTTTTTGAATACTCAGGGCAGCAGACACAAGCATGTCCAGTACTGTTTCTTCATCCTCAACACTAGAAGAAAGCTCTACAGAACCGTCTTCAGCGAGGGCCAGTACTACTGCACCCCACTCGAATACTTCATCACAAACATCAAGCACATAACTGTGACTACCATCATCTTCGTCCTCGTATTCTTCTAAGGAATCCGCCTTTGGATACTTATCCCGAATAACAAACTCTACTACGTTTGACATTTAAAAAACACCAGTCATTTGCAAAATAGTTAAACCGATGTAAGTCATTACTACACTAGTAATAACGAAGCCAACAACTTTACCAAGGAGATAGCCCGAAGCTACCGCTAGTGTTTTCTTATCCATCTTTTCCATTTGATAGTTCTTCCATAATTTGTTTACGTTTACTTTCAGAGTATGTTTTCCATAGTCTGATATCCTCTAGGGATCTGCCACAACTGCTGCAGCAAACCCCCTTAAGTTTACACTCTTTTTTACAAGGTGAACTTATTTGTTCTTTAACGTCAGGTATCTTAGATCTCACAACCACCTGCACCGCAAGCCAGTGTTTGAGAACCTTCTGTGTTATCTTCAAACTCATACTCAACGAGTTTAGAGAAGTCAACTTCTGGCATAGCCTTTACAGCAGCCTCAAACTCTTCTTTTGTGCAAGGAGTATAAGGGGCTTGCTCGTAGGTGTGATTAGAATAAGGCAAGAAGGAAATGCCAGTAAGGGCGTCAAATTGTTCATAACACCAAGCACCAACCTTCATCCACTCATCTTCTTTAACGTAGATGGTCACAGAGACAGAGTGTTCTGCCCAGTGCTTCTTAAACTTCAACCAGTTTTCCAGTTGCTCAATAGCTGTTTGTTCGTTAGCTAGGGTAGCACCCTCTGGAGACTTAATAGGGAAGTAAAACACAGTTGTCTTCGCAGGGTTCATAGCATCTGGCTCGTTAGGCACCCCTTGATCTTTTAGGAGAGCTGTCAGAGGGTCCACACTTGACTGACGTACTGCACGAATGTAGTAAGGCGAGAACCGACCATGAATACCCGAAGCAGAGTCTACAAGCTGAGATACAGTACCAGAAGGCTTAACTGTTGTAATAGCTGTAGCAGGGTTAATACCAATACGCTTTGCAAACTCTACGTTTATCTTTACCGCAGAAGCTTTCATAGCTTCCAAAAGTTCAGGCTTAGGGTTACGAAGAATCTTACAGTCTTGAATACCTGTCAAAGACACACCCAAGAGCGCTTCTTCTTCACAGTTCTTTTGCCATACTTTACGGACGTATTTAAAGTCTGTAAGGGAGGCTTGCAGTGTACCAAGAATAGTTGCAATACGAATCTTACGAGTAAGTTCTTTCTCGCTATCATTTTCTCTGCAAACAACTTCAGTAAGGTTACAGAGTTGACCACTACGAAGAGCAATCTCTGCACAAGGGTTGAGGCCAATAATCTGTTCAGCATCACGGCGCTCTGGCGCAAACCGTTGCAAACCATAACGAGATACAATACCCCGTTCACCAGAACCAGACTTCATGAGAGAAATCCATTCTTCCATGAATACTGCCATAGTGGGTTTTTGCTCATAGGCAGCAGAGTTGTTTGCCAAGGCACGTTGTGCATCGGTTTTGTACCACATACCCGACTTACAGTCACGCACTTCAGGATCTCCAAGATCTGATAGAGAGATGAGTGCAGAGCGACGTACACCACCAACAACAACCACTTCAGCAATCTTACAAACAATATCATGGACTTCGATTGGGCGTAGTTTACGGCCCGCTGCTTTCTTAAACATAACTGTAACAAAAGCAAAAAGATCTTGGAGCGGTTCTGGACCAGAAGCCCGACCACCCATAGTCTTTAGGCGAGCACCTTCAGGGCGAATACGGCTGTAGTCCCACTGATGTATGTTACCAAGGTAAAGTTCAGCAACAAGCTTTCGTAAGCCTTTTGCCCAACCTTCTGCACTGTCTTCAAGAGTAATAACACGACCTGTCTCCGTAAAGTTATCGTTAACAATAGGTAGTTTGTTTACATACTGAGCTTCAGCACTAAAGCCTACACCAGTTCCTGCCATCAGGATAAACAAGATTTCATCAAATACACGAATGTGATCTACAGCTGCAAAAGAACAGTTATAGCCACGGAAGTGATTTTGTTCGAGAGCGTTACCCGCTGACCACATGGCCCGCATGGAAGGCATTACTTCACGGTTGTAAACAGCATCTCGAATTTCTGCATAGTCCGCAGGGGTGAGTTTATCTCCCGCACGTTTCATCCAGAAACCAACTAGTCGATCTACAGTCTCTCCCCAGGATTCACGACGACCCTCGTCATCTAGAAATCGTGAGTAGCGTGAAAGGTGGATAAACGCTTCGTAAGGTTTCATTGAGTTCATAGTATTTTCCTTTTTGCTTACTACTGACAAGGTGATTATTGGGATTATCCTAATTGAAAATCACCTTGTCATTGTGCGCTAAATTGTTATTTGTTTTTCTTATTTTTCTTAGAGGTAATTCTAAACTCTTCGCTGAGAACAAAAGCAGTGTTTTCTTCTTCTACCTCTTCAATAGGTTCTTCTTCTTCAGCTACTTCTTCTTCAGCTACTTCTTCAACGGGTTCTTGCCCCTTTGCTTCTTCCCAAAGCTGAACATAAGCTACTTTTTCTTCCTCGGACATCTTCTCGTTGTTTTTAATAAACAAGTCCAAATGTTCTTTTGTTGAAAGAACTTTAATCCAGCTATTCAGGTGCTCTTTAAGTCGAGCTTTATTTACTTTATTTTCCACGTTTTATCCTTTAATTAAGTTTGTTCTTGTCTACCTCTAGCAACATATTCGCTGCGTAGTAAAACTGGTCTTTATTATCACCCTCTGGTGTATGCTCAAACTCATCTTGAATACCCAATATAAAAGATTTAACAGCGGGGCTCAGATCACTTATATCTGCTTCACCGTCATTGAGTAATTGGAGGATAATCGAGATATACAGTAAGCCCATTGTTTCATCTATCATACTCTTTTAAACCCTTCACTTTTATTCATATCTTCTTCTTCGTAGTAATGTCCCTCAGTGAGTCTTCCAGTAGGAAAGTTATAAAGCAGTGCTCCTGATGGCCCTGTAAGACCAGTATGACGACATTTGAGGACTTTTGTTTTAATCGTGTTTCTTTTAGCTTCATCTGAGCTCCCAACATCACGAGAAAACGCAATAATATCCATACAAATTTGTTTAATAGAACCAGAACCCTTGATGTCATCCATTGAAGGTAGTTGGCCCTCCTCAAAAGATTTACCACCGCTGTTTGTCTTACGTAGGTGACTAATCAGACCAATCCAGACGTTATGCTTCTTAGCAAGTCCAAGTAGACGGTTCATAATCTTATCAATCGCCTCGTTACCCGTTAACCCTTCACTGCCTTCAGAAGCAAGTATAGTAATGTGGTCAATAAAGATGTACTTAGCACCAGACAAGGCCATATACTCCAAGTGGTCCATGATTGAGCCGTCAGAGATAGAACCGTGATGGTCCAAAGGAAGAACACGATCAGACCCAAAGACTTTATCATAACCGATTTTGAGTTCTTCAAGTGGTACCTCCTCATTAGCTGAGTTACGGTTTAGAACCATACTAGCCATCTTAACGGCGTACTCTTCTGGGCTCTCCTCAAGAGATACAATACCAATCTTATCCTCAGTAGTTTCTAGCAAGTGAACTGCAATCTCTCTAAGTAGAGTTGATTTACCACTACCAGTGCCAGAAGTCCAAAGAGTAATTTCACCAAAGCGCATACCCTTTAGTTTGGCATTTAGCCCTACCATGAATTCGGGGTAAGGTACAGACTCCATTTCATTATAAGCGACCACACGATCCCATAGGTCTTCTTTGTTAAGAATACCAGCAGGGGTGTATTCACAGGCATCATAGACAGCCTTTAGAACTTTGTCGGGGTCTTTAATCCAAGTATCGCTTGCATCCTTCTCTGGAGTTTTAGCAATCTTAACCTTGTCATAACCAATAATACGTGCTGCTTCTTTTGTAGCCTCTTGGCCAGCAGCATCATTATCGAACCAAATGATAACCTCTTCGAAGTTGCGAATCCAGTCACGTTCTTCTACCAGATCTTTTAAAGTAGTGGCAGAACGAATAGAAACAACAGGGTAAAAGGTGTTATAGCGTTTATGCCAAGCGGAAGCAACCGCTAAGGTGTCTAGCTCTCCTTCAGTGATTACTAGTCGCTTACCACCATTAAACAAGTGTTGTCCAAAGAGACCGCCTTTTACTTTACCAACGTTAGCCCTAAACTCTTTAGGCAGACCTCTTACTTTATATCCTGTTAGCAGACCCTCGTTATGATAAGGGTAGTAGTGTGCATCAATAGCTCCGTTGATGTCATAAGATACCTTAACACCATAATACTCAGCTATTGTCTTGTTAATATTTCGTTCACGGAAACCCCGAACAGGGTAGTCCTCAGAGACTTCTCGTAAGGTTGGACCCCAAGAGTTGTCAACGGCTTCAAACTCTGATTCATCATTCATAGGCTTAACATAGTCTCCCTTCGCTCTGTGTGATTTTCCGCAGCTAAAGCAGTAGGTAGACCCATCCTCATAAATTTGAAGAGGATCAGAGCCACCACAGTCATTACAAGGTTGATTCTTAGTAACTATTCGCCCCATCTCTATTCCTCGTCTGAGCTATCTGGTTCCATTGTCATTTCAGCTACAAACTTGCTCATCTCTGTAAAGAACAAGTAAAATAGAAGTGACAAAACAATATCAACTTCTACAATGTTAAACGTGTGGAGGATAATAGAACCTACTAGGTTAAGCATTGCAGCCATCCACAATGCTGGTGCAATTGGGTGTACTTTCATTCGTATTTCTTTCTCAAAGTTTTAGCATATGCTTTAGTCTTTTTAGTCGGACCCTCACTAGGAACAAACCTAATTGCAGCAATTTGGCGGTTATAAAATCGAGGTGTTTTACCATCCTTAAGATATTCCGTCATAGAATCAGAAAGCATTTGAAGGTAAGC